AAAGAATATATGGATTATGTATGTTGCCCAGATAAATGTAAATATTGGTGGTATACTCATAGTTTAGACAAGGAGAATAATGGCTAAAGGTAAAGGTGGCAAGGGTGGCGGAGATCGCAATCCTAATAGGAATAACGGAAAAGCCCCAAAGAAAAATCCTCAAGAACCTAATGTAGGTTCTACTGGCAAAAGTCGTGGTGGGTATAACTTAAAAAAGAAAGCAGCAAAGGCTGCTGCGTGGGATCCAATTAAAAAACGTAATGCAAGAAAGGCTCGTAGAAAAGCAGCAGGTCTTGCATATAAACACGGAATAAGAACTGGTCAATTAAAGAAGTCAACAGCAAGTGCAGATTCGTAAACATAAAGATTATAGGGTTAACGAACTTGCAGAGTTTATAGAACATCTACAGGATATAAAACATCATATAAAACCATTTGAAATGGCTGAAGAAATAGTTACCTTTATGGATTTTATTCGGGGTAAAGAATATGCTAGAAAGATTCAAGAATATATAGAAGATAGTAATAGTTATAAAGGTGAAAAGGATAAGGTATAATTATTTTATGTACGAATACCATGTAAAGAAAGTTCATAAAGTAGTAGATGGAGACACCATTGATGTTGATATTGATTTGGGCTTTAATGTTTCTTATTTCCAACGTGTCCGTCTTGCAGGTATCGACACACCAGAATCTCGTACAACAGATGCATATGAAAAAACACTTGGCTTAGAATCAAAAGAATGGTTAAAGCACAAATTAGAGGGTGCTGAAGGAATTGTTATTAAAACACAAAAACCAGACTCATCAGAAAAATATGGTCGTATTCTTGGAGATCTTCACATTAAAGGTTTTGATAAATCTTTAAATCAAATGATGATTGATGAAGGATATGCGTGGAGTTATATGGGAGATACCAAAGTTAAAGATTTTCCAGCATTGTTAGCAAAAAGAAACTCTAAGGCATAATTATGCAAGATATTCCATGGACTTTTGGAATAATAACAACATATCAAGATAAAGATAGACTACTACACATTATAAAAAGCATTCGTGATTTAAGTATTCCAGAATATGAAATACTATTTGTTGGTGGTGGAGATAGTGAAGGTATAGATGGATTAGATATTCGTAAAATAGACTTTGATGAAAGTCAAAAACCAATGTGGATCACAAGAAAGAAGAATGTTTTAGTTAAAGAATCTAAATATGAAAATATAGTTTTGATGCATGACTATCACATCTTTGATCAAAATTGGTATGAAAGTTTTAAAGAGTTTGGAACAGACTGGGACATATGCTCTTGCCCTCAGTATTTAATTACAGGTGCTCGTAATCCTATGGACTGGTCTTTATGGGATAAGCCAGGTCACGGAAGGGCATGGTCATTAAATTATGATGACTGGACACAAACTCAGTATATGTATATTTCTGGTGGATTCTTTATTATAAAAAAACACGTAATGATTGAAGAGCCATTAAACGAAAGCCTTGGATGGAATGAAGAAGAAGATGTTGAATGGTCAATGAGGGTTAGAAATAAATATGTAATGAAGTGCAATGGAAAGGCTATTGTTAGACATAACAAATGGCATAGACATGCGGGTCCTAATCCAAATGCATGATAATAAATTAGTTATATTTGATCTTGATGGTGTGTTGATTGACTCTAGAGATGTTCACTATGACGCATTGAATAGTGCTTTAATAAAGATTAACCCTAAGTTTGTTGTTACCAGAGAAGAACATCTATCAAAATATGATGGTCTTGGAACTACCATGAAATTAAAAATGTTAACAGAATTAAAAGGGCTTCCAGTAGAGTATCACGATCAAGTATGGAAAGAAAAACAAAAACAAACAATAGATATACTACAAAAACTTTCAGAAAATAGAACAGCAATATCTATAATGAAGCAGTTAAAGAAAGATGGATGGAAAATTGCGGTAGCAAGTAATTCAATTAGAGAGACTATAATAACAGCATTAAATGCTATTGGGGTAATAGGATATATTGAATATATAGTTAGCAATGAAGATGTAAAACATCATAAACCATACCCTGAAATGTATTGGAAATGCATGACAGCATTGAATGCTTTACCCCAAAATACAATAATAGTAGAAGACTCACATATTGGTAGACAGGGTGCTATAGCCTCTGGAGGGCATTTATACGGCATCAAAGATGCAGATGACTTGGACAAAGATAAGTTTTTTGGTATGATAGATAGATTCCAATTGAAGGGAAAAAAAGAAGTGCCTTGGAAAAATGAAAAAATGAATGTCTTAATACCTATGGCTGGTGCTGGATCTAGATTTGCACAAGCAGGATACACCTTCCCTAAACCATTGATCGAAGTTAATGGTAAGCCAATGATTCAAGTTGTAGTAGAAAATCTAAATATAGATGCTCATTATGTTTTTATAGTTCAAGAAGAACATTTTCATAAATATAACTTAAAACAAGTTTTAAACTTAATCAAGCCAGGATGCGAGATTGTAACAATAAATGGAATAACAGAAGGTGCTGCAGTAACAACCCTACTGGCAAAAGAATATATAAATAGCAATGAGCCTTTATTAATTGCAAACTCTGATCAAATAGTAGAATGGAATAGTAATGAGTGTCTCTATGCTTTTGATGCAGATGAAATAGATGGTGGCATTTTAACATTCAAGGCTACACATCCTAAATGGTCTTATGCAAAGATTGGTGATAATGGCTTTGTATCAGAGGTAGCAGAAAAGAATCCTATATCAGATAACGCAACAGTTGGTATATATTATTGGAAGCATGGATCAGACTATGTAAAGTATGCTGAAGATATGATACAAAAAGATATAAGAACTAATAATGAATTTTACGTTTGTCCTGTTTTTAATCAAGCGATTGAAGATGGTAAAAGGATAAGGGTAAAAGAAATAGAAAAAATGTGGGGCATCGGAACACCCGAAGATTTAAACTACTACTTGGAGAATAACAAATGAATAGAAACAAACAAGATTATCTAAATATGCAAAACAAATATTATGATCAATATGCCGCTATATGGAGTTTGCAATTTAAAGACCCAGTTGTTGGATCATACGATGCTCACAATGATTGGAAAGATTACGATACATATCTTTTTAAAGATTTTGATACAACCGACATGGTTGCCCTTGACTATGGATGTGGTCCAGGCAGAAATCTAGTTAAGTTTCATAATAGATTTAAAAGAATTGATGGGGTAGATATATCTAATATTAATTTAGAAAAGTCAAGGGTAAATTTAGAATATAATAACATTCCTATTCCTAATTTATATCATACATCTGGAGATAATTTATCAATGATTGAAGATGATGTTTATGATGTTATGTTTGCAGTTATTTGCTTTCAACATATTTGTGTACATGAAATTAGATTTAATATATTAAAAGAAGCATATAGAGTCTTAAAGCCAGGTGGAAAACTTTGTTTTCAAATGGGATATGGTGGTAAAGAAGGAATTCCTACTGCAAAGTATTATGATAATGTTTATGAAGCAGCAAGCACAAATGGACATGCTGATGTAAGTATTACTGATGAAGAAGAATTAAAAGATGATTTATTGAATAAGATTGGGTTTAAAGATTATAAATCCGATTTAAGACCAACTGGTCCGGTTCAAGTTGAAAAATGATATACATAGCACACCGTGGTAACTTAAACGGACCAATACCAGAACAAGAAAATAATCCAGAGTATGTGGACTACGCACTCTATCATGGATTTGATGTAGAAATAGATCTTAGAGTATCTAATGGGGTTTATTATTTAGGTCACGATAAACCACAATATAAAATAGATTTGGCTTGGCTAGAAGATAGACAGCATAAACTTTGGATACACTGTAAGAATAACGAGGCATTGTCTGTTTGTATGGATAATTATCTTCATTGTTTTTTTCATAACATTGATGACTATACTATAACAAGTAAATCTTATGTTTGGGCATACCCTGGAAAACTAAAAGCATCAGAGTCATGCATTTTAGTAATGCCAGAACTAGGTCATGGTACAAAGTTTCTTAAAGGATATGGATATGCTGGAATATGTTCAGACTACATAGAAAAAATAAAGGGTAGGAAAAATGTTAAAGCCAATTGACTATAATAAACATTTTGTAATAGGAACACCATTGGTTGCTTGGAAATGTGATAGAAAAGAACATTTTTGCTTCTTTTGAATTAGATGACAGAGGGCTAGAGCCATTTGCTGATGTTATTAGTGCATTAAAAGAAGTTAATGGAGACTACTGGACTTATACAATAAATGATATGCAGACAAAAGTTACCTCTCATAATAGATGGATAAGAATTGAGACAGGTCGTAATTTAATTAGAGAGTTTGCACAAAGACATAGAATAACTAGCGGACATCACTGGGGAGAAGATTGCACTGAACAAAATTTAGGGGTATTAAATTATCAAGCAATTTTATATGTAGATTCAGATATATCTTTAAATGCTCAGATTGTAGAAAAGTTATTAGAAGTAGATAGACCATTGGTTGGTGTAAATGTTCCAGAATATGGTTTAAATGGAAAACAAATTAGTCAAGACCCACCAATACAGGAACACTGGACAACAGCAGGAATGCTTTTAGTAAACTCTCCAGCGTTCTATGACTTACCTTGGTATCACAATTCTTATTTAAACTTAAGTGATGATCCAACATTTCAATCAATGGCTGAAAGGCTGTTAAGAAGAGAGGGAGTCAATAATATGACAGATCCTTACGGAATGACTTGGGTTAGAAAAGATATACAGGCACATCACCAGGGTCAACTTCTTTCAGTAGAGGATAGACAAATTCCAGATAGACTGGTATAATATTATAGTTACCCTGCCAAATGGGGGGTAGTAAATAACTCGCTGAAAAGGAGGAAAAAACATGGTAAGTTCACTAATGCGACAAATGCAACTAGAACCTTTTTTCTTAGGTTTTGATGATGCATTTAATCAGTTGATGGGATTAAAAAATGACCTCAACAAACATATCTCAAATTATCCACCTTACAACATTAAAAAAATTGATGACAATGAATTTGAATTAGAATTCGCTGTCGCTGGTTTTGATAAAAAAGATGTCAAGGTCATGATGGATATGGGCAAACTCCGTGTTTCTGGAACAATTGGGGAAAGAGAAGATACTACAGAATTCCTACATAAAGGAATTGCTACACGATCATTCTCTTCTACATTTGCTTTAGGAGAACACGTTGAAGTTGAATCAGCCGAGGTAGAAAATGGACTACTCAAAGTACGTCTAAAAAAATATCTACCAAAGCATTTACAACCAAAAGAAATTGTAGTAAAATAGTAATATTCCTTTAGTAGGGGATAAGTGAGGGCGGGATTGACGGTTAGTCTCCCGCCTTCTTCTAGAGATAGGACAGTATGATAATTCAAGTTATAGGTTTACCAGGTAGTGGTAAAACAACATTCTCAAAAGAATTAGCAGATAGAATAAATGCAATACATCTCAATGCAGATGAAATAAGACAAGATTTAAACTCAGATTTAGGATTTACTACAAAAGATAGAATAGAACAAGCAAGAAGAATGGGTGCTTTATCAAGATTATTATCTAATCAAGATCAAATTGTTATTGCAGATTTTGTATGTCCAACATTTGAAACAAGAAAGTCATTTGGTAAACCAGATATATTTGTTTGGGTAGATAGAATAAAAGAATCTAGATTTGAAGATACAAATACCATGTGGGAAAATCCTTTATCGTGGGATATGAGAATTGAATTTGGAGAAACAGTAGAAGACTCAGTTTATAAATTTATTGAATACTTTGGATTTACTGATTGGAAAAAACCAACAACACTAATGCTAGGTAGATACCAACCATGGCATGATGGACATGATTTATTACATTCAGAAGCAGAAAAAAGAACACCTCAAGTAGTAATCGGAGTAAGAAATACTGGGGGTACATCAATGAAAGATCCATTATCTTTTAAACAAGTAAAAGAACACATATATAAATATAGAGATGATGCTTTTGTAATGAAGATGCCAAACATAACTAATATAGTTTATGGTAGAGATGTAGGATATCTAATAGAAAAGGTAGAATTACCAGAGCATATTCAGGCTATTTCTGCCACCGAAAAAAGAAAACAAATGGGATTATGAAAGTAACTAAAACTAGGTCTTTTGTAAAAGCCTTAACCTGGAGAACAACTGGCACTATAGATACTTTCTTAATATCTTTGTTAATAACAAAAAAGCCATTCGTAGCAGCCTCAATAGCAAGTGTTGAGGTTTTAACAAAGATTGTATTATACTACTTCCATGAAAGAATATGGAACAGGGTTTCTTGGGGCAGGGTAGTTGACAAAAGAAAAAGATCTTGATAAAATATATATCTAACAGATTGGATTGATATGGCACTTCATAATCACGTATTAATTAATGGATTTACACTATTACCACCAACAGATGAAAAACAAACAATTGAATGGATGCAAAAATTAGTTGACTCAATTGGTATGAAAACAATTCAAGGACCATATGCTTCATATGTAACTAAAGAGGGAAATCGTGGTCTTACAGCAGTAGTCATGATTGAAACATCACACATAGCAATGCATGTTTGGGATGAAACAGATCCAGCAACTATGCAGTTTGATTTATATACATGCTCAACACTTCCTGTAGAACAAGTTATTAAAAATCTAGAAGATCATTTTGGATTATTTAACTACAGTGTTTTGGTATTAGAAAGAAGTGAAGGCTTTAAAGTTATTCCAGAAAATAGATGGAGCGATTTAGCATGACAATGCCAGATTGGTCTAACTGGGACTCTCACAAACTTTTGATAGAAGCAGAATATAAAAACAGAATAAATTTTTTTGAATGGCGTGATTTAGGTCTTGCTAATAAATGGATCTCAGAACCTTTTTGTGATACTCATGATACAGGGTATATGACAGAAGAAGAAGAACAAGCGTGGGAAAATGGGGAAGACCCATGCATGATGGTCTTTAGAATTTGGGAAGATAATATTTCTACAGAATCAATAGATAATCAATCCTTATTTTAATAAATATGCTAATAGAAGATAGAATAGAACAACTAGGTTATTCTTTTATATCTAATAATAATATAATTAAGGTAATAGTCCCAGATGCAGATAGAGTTAACGTAATAAATCAGTTATCTAAAGAATTTAACTCTGAAATATTAAAAGACTCTGTCTCATCTATAGGAAGCATCAAAGTAGATAGTAAAAAAATATATGTAAAGCCTTTAGAAAACCAAACAAAGGGTACAGAGAAAGCAGTATTCACACATCTTAAAAGTCAATTTAATGAAATAAATAATCCAATAGTGCTTCATATTGGATCTAAAACATACTTTACAGATGGTATAAGACTTGTAAGTGGATTTAAAAAAGCCGACTTTGTCTTTACTTTTCAAAGTATGCCAGTGGTTTATTGCTCTCATAAAACTGATGATAAATTTTTTCAGTGGGCAGGATTTACTGAAAAGGGTATTAAGTATCATCCAGAGGTATCAGTATTTATAGATGATCTTACTACTAAGTTTAATAATACCGA